CTACTGTATTTTATCCCATCTGGCATCATCAGTTTGATGATCTTATTGTTCTTAAGAATAACCAAGGAACAGAAGAAACTCGGGTTCGACATATGGACTATGGAGTGGTACTTAGTGCCTTCTTCTGGAGAAGATTTAAAAACAAAGAAGACATAACATTCTTTGATCCTAACGAAGTACCAGATTTGTACGAAGCCTTTTATCAAAATACAAAACGTTTTGAAGAGTTGTATGTAAAGTATGAAAAGCAATCGGGGCTACGTAAAAAGACTATGAGTGCTGAAGAAGTATTTAAATCAGGCATACTCAAAGAACGTACAGACACTGGTCGTATCTATCTAGTGTTCATTGACAATGTACAGAATCAAGGACCTTTTGATCCCGAGTACCATACAATTTATCAAAGTAACTTATGCTGTGAAATACTATTACCTACTAAATCTTTTAAGCGTCTCGATGACGTGGATGGCCGTATTGCTCTATGTACGCTGGGCAGTATTAACTGGGGAGCATTCCGTAATCCAGAAGACATGCGCCGTGCTTGCCGCATTTTACATCGTAGTCTTAATAACATTCTTGATTACCAAGACTTTTTATCCATCCAATCTAAGTTAAGCAACGATGAGATTCGTCCATTAGGTATTGGCATTACTAACCTTGCCTATTGGCATGCTAAACGTAGCATGAAATATGGCGAAAAAGATGCGCTAGCAGAAGTTAAGACATGGATGGAACATCAATCGTTTTACCTTACAGAAGCAAGCGTGGAACTAGCTAAAGAGCGCGGCAAGTGTGAAGGCAGCGATCATACACGTTACGGACAAGGTGTGTTTCCATGGGAACTACGTGCTAATGGTGCAAACGAATTAACAGACTTTGCTCCAGAACTTGATTGGGAAACCCTACGAGTACAGATGAAAGAGCATGGTGTGCGTAATGCTACACAAATGGCAGTTGCCCCTGTTGAGTCTAGTAGTGTTGTTATTAACTCAACTAATGGCATAGAACTACCAATGAGTCTTATCAGTGTTAAGGAATCAAAAGCAGGATCGTTTGTACAAGTTGTTCCAGAGTATCATAAACTTAAGAACAAATATCAACTAATGTGGGAACAAAAAGACTGTGTAGGCTATTTAAAAACAGCGGCAGTTATTGCGGCCTATGTTGACCAGTCAATTAGTACAAATACTTTTTACAATCCGGCTCACTGGGCTGACAGAAAAGTACCAACTACATTAATTGCCAAGAACTTAATGCAAGCGCAGTTGTGGGGGTTGAAGACATTCTATTATAGTTTAATTAATAAGAGCGGTTCTAATAAGTCAGAACATATCGACGAAGTTAAGGCTATTGCTAATGTCTATACTAACGGGCACAGCAATACAAACACATTTAAATTTGAAGAACTTGATTTAGAAGATGACTGTGAGGCATGTAAATTATGACAGAACTAGTATTAGTTGAATCAGAAACTCTTAAAAAGATTTACGAAATTTTAGAGTCGTACGGAATAAAAGAAAAGATCTTAATTGATAATGAAGCAGAAGTTGCAGTACTTGGTGCATTGATAGCATCTGATATTGAAACTGTTTATATTGATGAGGAAGGCGCATTGGTAGTTAACTATACTGGCGGAGAATAATGCTAGAAACAATCTGTGATATACTGGTAGACGCTTATAAGCGTAATTGGATTACAAGCCGTGATGGCAATGTAAGTATTCGTCATCACGACCGTGATCACTTTTATATTACACCAAGCGGTGTGCGTAAGCAAACACTACAGCCGGATCAGTTTAAAAAAATTGGTCTTTCTAATGATAGGTCTTACTGGATGGATTTGAAGTATACAGACATTAGTAAGAATCTAACACCTAGTGGGGAGATTCCTCTACATTTTGGTCTACAACGACACATGGGTCAGCATAGTGGAGAAGTTCGTGTAGTAGTACACGTTCACCCTACTTACTGTATCGCCGCTATGCATGCCGGTATTGACCTTTCAACTATTAGTAAAAGTTTCCCAGAACTCAATCGTTACACAAAGGTAGCACGTAATGTAGGCGATGTTAATCCTATTAGTCAAGAACTAGCAGACTGGTGTTTTGAAAATCTACAATTAGACGAGCAAGGAAACATTGCCTATGACATAGTAGGTATTAAAGGACACGGAGTAGTTGCTATTGATACAAGTCCGTGGCGTGCCTATGAGCACATAGAAAGATTAGAACATATTTGCAAGATAGTACTTGCATCGGGAAAATATTAATGAGCAAAGAACAATATAACTTACACACTAAGACAGACTATCTATCACGCAAGATGTTTTTAGACCCAGCAGGTCCAGTTACAGTACAGCGTTTTGAAGAAGTAAAATATAAAAAGATTGCAGACTATGACGATACTGCACAGGGATTTTTTTGGCGTCCACAAGAAATTAGTTTAACTAAAGATAGCTCGGACTTTAAAGATGCTAGTGAAGCAGTTAAACATATCTTTACTAGCAACTTACTTCGTCAAACAGCCTTAGACAGTTTGCAAGGCCGCGGCCCAACACAGGTGTTCACACCAGTTTGTAGCTTACCCGAATTAGAAGCACTTATGTATAATTGGGGATTCTTTGAAACCAACATCCATAGTAAAAGCTACAGCCATATAATCCGTAACATTTACAATGTGCCCAAAGATGTGTTCAACACAATCCACGATACTGAAGAGATTGTAGGTATGGCATCAAGTGTAGGCAAGTATTATGATGCCTTACACGTACTAAACTGCTACAAAGAAACAGGTACCGATGTTGCCGAAAGTCATCACATTAAAGCAATCTGGTTAGCTCTTAACGCTTCATACGCATTAGAAGCGTTACGTTTTATGGTTAGCTTCGCTACAAGTTTGGCAATGGTAGAGAACAAAATCTTTATTGGCAATGGTAATATTATCAGTTTGATTTTACAAGATGAATTACTACACAAAGGTTGGACAGCCTATTTGATTAATCAAGTGGTTAAAGAAGATCCTAGGTTTGCCAAAGCAAAAGCAGAATGTGAACAAGAAGTGTATAATCTTTACATGGATGTTATCCGAGAAGAAAAAGAATGGGCAGACTATTTGTTTAAGAAAGGTCCAGTGATTGGACTCAATGCAAACATTCTTAAAGAGTTTATGGACTATACTGGTGCCGGCGCATTAAAAGATATTGGTATTAAATATCTAAATCCTGCACCCAAGTCTACTCCTATTCCTTGGTTTAATAAACATAGTGATACAAGTAAAAAACAAACAGCACTACAAGAAAATGAATCAACTAACTATGTCATTGGTGTCATGTCAGATGCAATTGACTACAGTGAGTTACCAGCATTATAAGGATAAAGAATGAAAGCTATTGTATGGAGTAAGTACCACTGCCCCTATTGTGATCAGGCAAAGGCATTGTTAAAATCTAAAGGCATTGACTTTGAAGAAAAGAAAATAGGCGATGGGTTTACTAGAGAAGAGTTACTAGAGGCAGTACCAAACGCTCGCACAGTTCCGCAGATATTTGTTGATGAGCAACTAATTGGCGGATTTACAGAACTTAAAACATTTTTAGAAAAGGTATAATATGTTAATTTCAAAAGGCATTGCAGAAGGTGAAGTAATCACTTTAAAACTAACAAGTGGTGAAGAACTTGTTGCTAAACTGGTAGAAGACGGTCCAGTATATTACAAACTAAATCGTCCTATGGTAATTGGAATGGGTCAAAAAGGTCCAGGACTAATGCCATATCTGTTTACAGTTAGTCCAGACGCTGATATTAAACTACAAAAATCTACAGTTACAGTAGCAGAACCAACTGACCAAGCATTTGCTAAACAGTTTATCGAGTCTACTACTGGAATTGCCCTAGCATAAATATTTTTATGCCAGCAATAGCCCGAAAAGATGATGCAACAACTACCGGTCATGGATGTGATACTACATCTACAGTAATTGGCCCTTCGGGCAATGTGTTTGCCAACGGAATTGGTGTAGAACGCAAAGGTGATCCTGTTGCGTCTCATACTATTGATTCGGGAAGTTCGTGTATTTCGCATAGTGCAGTAATAAATGCTGGTTCGGGCAATGTGTTTGTAAACAAAATACCAGTTGCTCGAGTTGGAGATTCTACTGACAATGGCGCAATAACTGCCGGAAGTCCAACTGTTTTCGCCAATTAACTAGACATTTATTTCTGCCTAGCATACACTAGGAATAAGTACTCTGTACTAACATTAAAGGAATACAAATGGCTACAAATAAATACGCAGAATTCACAGCAATCGTAGAAGCAATGGAAGCAGACTTTGAAAAGTTTTATGACAAGGAAGTTGGCGCTGCCGGCACCCGTGTTCGTAAACATTGTCAAGATCTAGCCAAGTTGTGCAAAGACACACGTAACGATGTAACAGCAGTTAAAAACGCACGTAAAGAAACAAAATAAATTAACTAAATATTACACTAAGGTGTTGTAACACCTAGGAGGTTATTATGAAAAAGTTACTTTTAGCTTTGTCATTATTGGCAATCGCAGGTTCAGCTAGCGCACAGTGGCATCACCATCACGGATACTATCGTGGTGGATATGGCGGCAATTGGGTCGCTCCAGCATTTATTGGCGGAGTAATCGGATACGAACTTAGTCGTCCACGTTACTATGAACCGCCAGTAGTTGTACAGCAACCTGTCGTTGTACAGCAACAACCTGTGTATTCAGTAATGCCTACTCCAAACTGCACAGTATGGACTGAAACACAACACGCAGATGGTACTGTTACACGTACCCGTACTTGTACACAATAATGGCATACTCAGACAAAGTAATCGATCATTATGAAAATCCACGCAACGTGGGATCGTTTGAAAAAGATGATCCTACCGTTGGTACTGGTATGGTTGGTGCTCCTGCCTGTGGCGATGTAATGAAATTACAAATAAAGGTAGAAGATGGCATTATCACAGATGCGAAATTTAAAACTTACGGATGCGGCAGTGCAATCGCTAGCAGTTCGCTCGTCACTGAATGGGTCAAGGGCAAAACGCTGGAGCAAGCAGGAAGCATTAAGAATAGTGAGATTGCGGAAGAACTCGCACTACCGCCAGTCAAGATTCATTGCAGTATACTTGCGGAAGATGCTATC